GCACAGCCTGATCTGGCACGGTCAGCGAGGCGAGCCTGCTGGGCATGCCCTCTTCACCGCTCGCATTTATCCACGACACTTGTACGAAGTAAATTGTCCCCGAAAGCGGTCCACTCACAAATCCCAACGTCGGAGCAACGGCAATCGGAATCGGGTCTGCTGCTATGCCGATTCCACTCCGGGACACTATATCCGACGCCCACTTCGCGAGTTCCTTATATTCGCTCCATTTGCCGGCGTATCTGTCATTCAGTTGATTGTTATAGGCATCACGATAAACCAGAGCTAATGTCTGAAACGTGTGCCACAGTCGAAGCGCGGGCGTTGCGACGATACTGTTTAACGACACTTGGCAGCTGATACTCATTCCGGGCCACATATACGCCCAATTCGAGCTCACGCGCGTTCCAGTAAGCATGGCGCCGATTTGAATTCCGAGTTCCTCCTGGGCAACTGCCAGCTTCGCCGTTAAGTCAATCCCCTCCGTACTCGATACGTCCAACACAGAGCTATCTTGCGCAACCAGCTGGTCGGTCGTCGATATCGGTCCGTCGGTAAATAAAGCCATCGCGAACACCCAGTGCCGTCACTCCTTCGGCCGGACGCCTCTCACTGCGCGAGGATCGCCGGCCGGCACGATGGTGACCTGCATCCTGCTAAGAGCAGCCTCCTGATCAGCCACACGCTTGGCTTCGGCTTTTGCTTCCTGAAACGCCCGCACCTGTTCTTCGGTCGCTACCAGAGCCCGCCCTTCCAATATCATTTTCGCCGCGATCAGGCGAGGCGCCTCAGTCAGCGTACCCTCACGCCCGCCGTCAGGCGTCTCCTGACTTGCCAACACGATGAAAGGCGCGACCAGTGAGCGTTCCACTTCGCGAAGCTTCTGGTAATACCCTCTAAGGTTCATGCAATACGATCCTATCTCCCACACGACACACGCCGCGCCGTCCAAACTATGAATTTACCTGGACTGCAAATGCGTTTCTCAGCGGCGCGGCGCCATACAGCACGTCAACTGTGAACTGCTGGGAAAGAGTGTTCGGTTGATAACTCATGGTCACCCGCATCCCAAAGTTGCCGAGTTCGGCGTATTCGGCAATGGCTCCGGTGCCCGGTAACGGCTGTGGCAGCCGTCTGACTACCAGGCCCAGCGCATCACGAACAAATGCCAGATTGTGTGTAGTCGCCGGTGCGCTACCGGTTTTGGCCACATACTGCGAGCGAAACACGTAAAAGTCCTTGATTTTGCCGACCGTGCCGTCGATTAACGCGCGCAGGCCGGCGTCTCCTACGTTCTGATACTCGCTAAAACGTGGGATCTGCCGAAGCTGTGAGTATGTGTTTGAATCAACCATCAAATACTTCGACTGCGAAGCGGGAACTTTTGCCTGAAATAATGCTGTCTCTGCTGAGTCGATCACGGCCTCCGTAATCGGCGTCCCCGCCACGCCCACCGGAGTGTTGCCCGTGAAGCTTGCGTAGAGTCCAAGCAAATCGGACTCGATGCGCTCTGCAATGGCCACAACTGCCGGTTGCATGTATACGCGCAACAGGTCCGGAACCGCCAGAACCTTGGTTACATCGGGTATCTGAAAAGTGGCTTCCGCGTGAGTGTTGAGAACGATTTGAGCATTTCCCAGGTTCGGATTCTGCGTGGTGACGGTTCCTCCCTCAGCAATGTTGCTGGCTACCAGCGTTGGAGGAATTGGCACGTTGACGGTATCACCGGCTTGCGCCAGTGTCGGTTCGTAATCCCGGTTTACCAGGTTGCCCATGACGAGATTGCCAACCAAGGCGGGTAGCGCATCGGCTGCCACAAGTTTGACAATCGCATTGGCTACGTTTGCGGACGTTATCGCTGACATGATTTCTCCTGATCCTTTAATTGAAACCCTTCTGTTTTTTGTAAACTGCCTCTACTCCACCCTGGGCTTGTAACCACCCCGTATTGCTACGCTCCTCTTAAGCTCTGCGACGCAATGCGCGCAATTTCCTGACGCGCTCGCTCCAGATCCTCGACACTCATGCCGGGCCGTATCTTTTCAAGGTCAATACCTCCAGAACCGCTCGACGACGTCTTCTGAGAGGGGCTTACACCCGAGCCGCCGCTGATACGCGCAGGCAAGAACTCGGGATTGGACGTAACGAAATTGGCGAGGTACTCCTTGATTCCGACATCGCCGCCGTCGGTTTTCCCGATCAGCCGTCCGTCTTCGGTTCGCGCGATATCGTCTCTTACCGCTTTATAGGCCAACTCTACTTTTCCGACACCCAGGCGCTGTAGCTCCGCACGAATTGTAGAGCTGCGTTCCGCTTCCTCAGCCATTTGCCGGCTGCGCTTGTTTTCCTCAACCAAGTCGTTGAAGCGGTGCTCCAGTTCTTCTCGCCGCCTTCGTTCTTCCTGCAATTCGGTCTTGTAAGCCGGCTCTTTCTTGTTCTGGTCAGCCCTGACAAACTCATCAATGGCCTGGCGCACCAACGTTGGGACGTCGATTTGAATAGGCCCGGCCGGCTCTTTGCTTTCTCTCGCCGCGTCATCCATATAATTCCTGTTTTCTCCTACTTCTCAAATGAGGCATCAATCTCCGCGGCTATCTGACTCTTGATCTCCTGCCGCACATCACAAAAATATTGGAAGGCGATTTTCTTGAACACCTGCTTCTTGAAAGTGTCGGACTGGATTCCAAGATCGAGAAGCTGTTTTGCGTCGGCAAGCTCGGTGCTGAAGTCACCAATATCGAACTCATCCAGCCCGGATACGTCGATCGACAATCCGTCCTGCCTGGCTGTCTCAATTGCCGTCAAAACCTGCCTCATCGTATGCTTGACCGCGTCCCCGTAAGCGCGCAGCACCTCTTGCGTAATACCGAAATCTCGCAGCTTGCTGGCGCCGGACTGCTGGGAGCGGTCGTAACTGCCACCGGCTTGCGTCATCAAAAAACAGACCCGGTAGATCTCGTCCTTCAGGCGCTCCAGGTTATCGGCCGCAATTTGGTAGACGCGGCCTTCGGGCTCTGTCCACCCAAACCGGTCATCCGGACCAAGCTGAATGTAATAGGACTCGCCTACAATCTGGTTCCATTCGCGTTCTGAATAAATGACCGGCATGGCAAACAGTCCCATCGTCAGCGCCCACGACAGAGCGTTCGACTTATTGAAGTGCTCCAGTTGCAACAGCGCCGCTTTGTTCATCAGCCAAAGACCTTCCGATATGCGCAGTTGAAATACCGGCACCTTCCTTTGTGACGCCAAGCCATGCCGGCCGCTATCGACCAGCTCGATGTTTTGCGGCTGCGTCGCCGAATCCGCGCCGCGGTAGATGCTGTACTTTTCGCGATCATAGTAGAGCCATCGGGTCTCCTCACGCCACGTGCCTTTGACTTCGTCACTTTGACGAAGCCAGGACGTCCGGATAACAATCCATTCGAGCTGTCCGTCGCCGTCATAACTCCAGTTGATGACTTCGTCCGGAGAGTACTCCACGAGAAAGCCGCGCGATCGGCCGAGCGCGTCCTCCTCCGCTCTGCTCGAGACATGCACTGTTGCGCGCGGAAAATCCACGACGACATAGCTTTTGCCCAACACCAGGGCTTCGATGAGTTGACGCCGGAAAAACTCGGCTAGCGATGTGCCCTTGAGATCGCAATCGTCCGCAAATTCCGTAAAAAACCGCTGGCCTGCATCGTTGCTGCCTTCGTAGCTGATAATCGGCTCACGCCTCATGAGCGTGGCCGCAAACCAGTCGATACTCGAGCCGATGTAGTTCTCGTAGAATACGCGGTTCAGACGCTCGAGATAAACGTCGTTCGGCTCTTTGCTTCTTCGAATCAGGTATTCGGCAGCGTGCTCTCTGAGCTGTTCGCCTCCCGCATAGAGGTGCCTGTACTTCCGCAACATTGGCTTGGCGCGCACATATTCCGGATGTTCGAGATTGATATTCTGTATCAACGCTTGCGCCTATAATAAACGGGTGTTTCGAAAGCCGATCTGCTGAACTGGTCTGCACTCTTGCCATAGCACATAGCCGACGGCATCCGAGGCGTGTGTGCGCTGGCGGTCCTTATCTTTGTCAGGCACGTTAGTGCCCTCCTTGTAACACACCTGCTCAAAATCCTTAATCAGTTCCTTGCACTTACCATCGACAAAGAGCTTTCTTTCACCGTTGGCGTTGTGAAGTTTTGCATTTGTCAAGGTCATTCGGTCCCGCACGTTCGGGTTCGCCTTGGGAATCCTATATTGCAATGACCCTTCAAAGTTCAGCTTGAAATACTCACGCACAATCTCATAATCCGACCCGCCCGTAGTGTGCTGGGCGTTTCCCGAAGCGTCTCCATAGACCACAACGCCCGCCGAATGGCTGGGATACCGGCTCAAGAATTCCTGGCAGGCTTCAGTAGTAGTCGCGTGACGCAATATAATTTCGTCGAGCACATAGACCGTGCCGCGAGCGATTTGCGCCACGATGGAGCACATCGGATCTACGTTGAAGTCGAGCGCCCAGAGCAGGGGAAGATCCGGGCTGATTTCCAGATTCTTGACGTGATCTTTACGGCTGAACGCGTGAAACACCAGGCCGCTGTGAACATTCAGATACTTTCCCATCACTTCCTGTTCAAAGTATGCCGGGTCGTAACTGCTCTGAAGGAGCTCGTAAAAATCCGGAATCTGAGTGAGCAGGTGGCGATTCTCGAATGGCGAGGCCAAAGTCACGTCGTATTCAGGTCGCGGCTCCGCAATAAATTTCTGATAAACCCAGTCATAGCCTTTGGGCGTCCAGGCCGCAAATCCACACAATCTAACTGCCCGCGGATCTCTGAGCCGTCCTTCGAGCACCAGCCAGGCGGCCTCGGGAGTGTAGGTGAGCTCGTCGAGCGCGAACCAAGACAGGTTAGTTCCCCTCAGGCGCTCGAATTCATCCACGGACCGGCAAAGAATTCTCGACTGGCTATCGGTCATCGTCAAAACGCTGTCCGCCTTGTTGTATTCATACGGAATTCCGTTCGCATGCAGAATGTCGAACAGAGTGATGAGCGTAGCGTCGCGAAGCATGGGGTAAGTGGGTGCGCCAATCAGACCCATTCTGCCTGCGTTGATGTAACTGAGCTTGATCGCTTCGTGACATAATGCCTGACTCTTACCGGAGCCTATAGGCCCGGAAAATCCCTTGAACCGCGCCTTCGAACTGTGAAATCTTTTCTGAGACGGGAGCGGAGAATACTTTATTTCCCGGATGCAGGTTCCGTTTCCTCCGGTTCTACCCATGTAACTTTGATCTCTTGTGGTTGGTCAGCCTGCAGTTCCTTCTGTAACTGGAGCAACCTGATGAAGTCGGCGAAAGTAGCCTTCACACTTTCGGCGCTCAGCTTCGCCTCGATTTTCTCAATCGCGTTTTCAACCAGCTCAGCCCGCCGTGTGGTTCTGGCGTTTCCCGATTGCTTTTGATGCGGCTTCGCCTCATCGGATTCCGGCTCTTGATCTAGCGCCATCGGTGTTCCTCAAGATCGCCGCTCCTCAAAATCGCCACATGCTCCATAACGTGCCAAAAAACCTCGCGGCTGGCGGGCCAACGCTTTTTCAATCCAACGCTACACTGAGCGAATGAGGGGCTGACTG